GCCGCGTGCCTTTCCTGTTGCGAGAGGAGCATATCGTGAAGTTCGGCCCCCGGCCCGCCCAAGGGGATTATTCGCGCCTCACCCGGCTTTGTCTGATCGGCGCGCAGTCGAACGGCGCGGCCCTTGAAGTCCACCTGTGACCACTCAATAGAGACGATCTCACCGTACCGGCAACCGGTCCAATAGCCAAAGATGAATGGCGCCCGAGCGTCGATAGGCAGCGCGTCCCGGAACTTCTCATAGTCTTCATGCCCCCAGAATCCCTGTCGGGCGTTCTTTTCTTTCTGGAAAACCTGGGCAAGGTCGGGAACGTGGGCGATACCAACTTTTCCGTTGGCCGCGCCGAGCTTGAACGCGCGTCGAAGCATCGCGAGTTCACGGTTAATGCTGGCCACGGCCGCGCCCGCCTCTTTGCGTTCGCGCACGTAACCGGTGATAGCGGGTATTCTGACGTTGGTGGCGCGCATTCGGCCGAAGTACGGCATCAGGCGATTCTCAATCAGGGGACGCGCCATGCTGTCAATGCTCCGGCGTCCTTTCAGTTTGTAATCTTCGATCACGTCGCTTAACAGATCTGACATCGGCGTCCGGTCCACCTTCGTGCCGTGAAACTTGCCGGTCTCAACCTCGGTAATGCGGCGCTTTAGGTACTTCTGTGCGTCGTTGTAGATGTCGGTGTGGGTCGATTCGCGGTATTGCTTGCCGTTGACGCTGAACTGAATGTGCCAGGTGGGTATTTCTCGCGGGATGCCGTCGTCACCCGTTGCGGTGCGCCGGTAGATACTGCCAAGGCCTCGGTTTGTTCTATTGGTGGGCTTCGTTTCGGCGGGAGCGATCTTCATGCACGCCAGTATATCACAAAAGTCAGTGGCTCTACAAAGCCTCCACTTTGCCGTTGTCGATCCACTGATCCAGATCCCGAACGTCGAGCATAATGCGGCCGTCAGTGCGCACACTGGGGAATGCGTTTGAGTCGATCAGACACCGCGTTGCCTTGGGCGTTCGACCAATATAGACCGCGGCCTGATCGACAGAGAACAGGCGCGGACGCACCAGGCAATCGAAGGCTGGCCGCAATCGCCGTAGCACCGCATCTGCGATAGCTTCGACCATCGGTGAAAAAGGGTTGCTGCTGTTGATGATGGAATCCATTTCGCCTCTCGTAAACACGAAAAACGGGTGCCGATGGCTGATCCACTGGCACCCGGTATCAAATTTGAAGCTGTGAAGGAAAAAACTGGCTTAACTGCCCGCTGTCCTGACCCACGGCGTAGCGCTCGCGCCGCCCTGAATCTTCAGCTTGATTTTGCTGGTGATTTTGCCGGTTGCCTTGACCGCCGAGATATCGTCGAATTCCTCAATGAGCGCGGTGAACGCGAAGGAATCGCCCGTGGTGGTCTGAGCGGACGTCTTCGGCAGGGTAACCACAAACGGGTTGATAGCCCTGGTATTGAACGCCGTTTCCACGGCCACCTGACCGGCGTCCACCGATACACGGTTCACCGTGATATCGACCGATCCCGGCTTCAGGAGGGAAGTGATGAATTCCTCGGAGAGGCTATTCAGGTTCGTGGAATCTTCCGTTTGAACCTGAGCGCCCGTCTTCGAGATGTCGGTAACCTCTCCGATCAGAACCGGCGTGGAGCCGATACTGATGGTAGTGAGGCTACCGATTTGGCTTTTAGATCCTGTGTAAGACAAATTTTCTCCTTTGTTATCGGCCGCCGCGAATAACGCGCCATCCGGTCCGAAGTCGGTAACGGAAAGCGCGCCCTGCTCGCGCCTTATCTACTGAGCGCCGATGATCTTTTCGCAGCGTTCATTGAGTTGCCGAATCTCCCGATCAATCGCCATAGAGCGGACGGCCGATGCGGTCCGTTTCTCTGCGGTCAACTGGCTAACCCTACGGCTCGATTGCCGTATGTCGCCCTGTTCCGTCTGTGACAATGACCGTCTGTGTATCTGTGCGTTTTCCATATTGAAAGGTCTCCTTTAAAGCCTCCGTTTAACTTCGTTTCGGCGTTCTTTTTGCGCGCTCGGAATTGGCTCGAACGCTACTGGACACCGCCGAGTTGTGGGCGTACTCGATGGCGCGAGCAACCCTGTTTTCCGCCCCGAGGTCCGCGCCGCGGGCATCAATGTTGTACGTGTGAGTGTTCCCGCCTATCTTGCTAAGCGGACTGATCCGGCTGGAATTCTTCGGGCTGATTAACTCGGCTTCGCCCGCCTCCGCCACGCCGTAGACTCTACCCGGATCGGCATCCCCGCCGGACGCCATGAACGTGATGGAACTAGACACCGCCGTAGCGGCCTGGGAACCAGCGCCACTGCCGAACAGCTTCCCGAGCCATCCGCCCACCGTTGCGCCGAGAGCGCCGAGCGCGCCTTTCGCAACCGCCCCGCCCGCCGCGGCCGTGGGATCGGCGGGAGCGCCCGCGGTACCGGGTGTCGCGCCCTGCACAACCACGTGATACGGGTTCAAGGCCGTTCCGTCCGGCTTGCCCGTGGGAGGATGAATCCCGAGGCTCTTGCCGAGCGCTCCCAGGCCTTTTTGCATGATGGCCTTGGTACTTTCCTTAACCATGTCCTGACCGATGGACTCGAACATCTTCCCGAAGCTGGTTTTCTTGCCAGTCAGGAGTTTCGCGAACTGATCGGACACCTTGTCAAGTGCGGAGTTCAGGGTGTCGTAGATGATATTGGCCGCGCTCTTGGCGTCCTCCTGCATCTCCAGAAAGAACGCCTTAATGCCGTCTTTCGCGCCCTTCAGCTTCAACTCTTCCTGAACGGCAAGCTGGAGCCTCTGGTTCTCGACATCCCGGAGAGCCATCTCCAGTTCGAGGGTGTCGCCATGGTCCTTCTTTTGTTTCTGGAGAACGCCCTCGATCTGGTTCAGCTTTTCGAGTTGATCCGAGTAGGCCGTGACTGTCTTCGCGGCCTCTTCCGTGATTGTCTTCGTGTGCTCGGCGGAGTCCAGACGGCGTTCGGCCGCTACCTGCTCGGGAGATGCCCCGTTGTGGGACATCTCCGCGTACTTCGCTTCGAGTCCGGCTTTGCGTTGCGCCTCCGCGCCCTCGAAGATGGCGGCCGTGAGCCGCTTCGTTGCCGTAATCTTCTGATCGATAGCAGCGACGGCGGCGGCCGATACGTTCGCCCGCGTGGCGTTGTAAAGCTCGATCTCCGCCTTAATCTGTTCCCGCGTTGCGCCATCTTCCACCATATGGCGGAGCTTGTTCACAAGGGTGAGCTGCCGGACCACTTCCGCGCCCTGGGCCTGAACGCCCGCCAGTTCTTTTTCAAGCTGGATTTGATCGTTCAGCTTATCGACGGCGGCGGCGACTTTCTCGCCGTGCTGAGCGTCGAACTCCTGCCCGAATCCCTGACGGAGCTTAGCCGCATCACCGGCAAAGGCCGGATCTTTGTATCGTCCCTTCATCGCGCCCATCACCTGGGTCTCGATATTGGCTTGTTTCGTCGCCTCGTATCCCCTGCCGATCGCGGCTGTAAGAAGCGTTTGAGCCTCGATACGGTCATTGACCGAAACTGTAGTGGATTCGAGATGCTCGCGCCACGTGGCGTCCGCCTCAGCCGCGGCGATGGATTGCTCAATCGCCTTGATCTGCGCTTCCTGTCCGGCTGTCAACTTCGTATGATGGCGTTCGAGCGCCTTGTTGACTTCCTCGATTGCCTTCTGAGCCTCGCCGAAGGCGCGCGCCATAACCTGAACCGCTTCCGGCTGTCCGATAGCCGCGAGCTTTGCTTTCACGGCGTCAAGCTGCGCGCCGAGCGCCTTCATTCGATCCTCTAACGGCTTATCAAGCTGCGCGTTCTCGGAGTTCGCTGTCAGCGTGTCTTTCGTCTTTTTGAGGTCGGATGCGGCGAATTGCTCCTGTGCTCCGCGGGCCATCTCGGCAAGAAATCGCCGGGTCTGGGTCTGCGATTCAATGATGCCGCGATAGTCCGCCCCGCCGGGGGAAGCCGCCGCCCCCATCTGATTAGAGGTCAAGCCCTCGAATCCGCCAGCGCCTTTTACCCCTTCGAGAATGGCCTTATCCAGTGCTGCGAATTTCTCAGCCAGCCACTTTCGCGCCGCCGCTTTGATCGCTTCCTGTTGCGCGGGATCATTGGTACCGCGCATCTGATCGGTGAATTTGTCAAGCCCAGCATCAATTTCGCCTGTCTGCCCGCCATGTCCAGTCACGCCGCCCATCCACTCTGAGAATGGAGTGGTGGCAACCTGCGTATGCATCCACGGCGCTATGGCGGACTTAAACGTGTCCCATTTTGTTATGGAATTTTTCTTCAGGAGTTCGTTCAATCCGCCAAGGGATCTATCAAGGGAGTCCGCAAGTTCATCAGCCGCTACGCGGGCTTCGTCCAGCGCGAGCTTTAGGTTGTTCTGCCGTTTCCCTTCCAGCTTGGCAATATCGTTGGCTAAACGGTCGTTCGTTACCTGAAGCTGATCGTTCGTGGTGCGGAGCGGGTCGTTCAGCGAGCGAAACGCGTCATGGATCTTCGCCGGCGCCTCCTGCATTTCCTTGAAAAAGTCATCGACCTTTGTCCCGAGTTCGCTAATCACACCGGCGAACGCGATAGCGCCCACGGCTGGAAATGCGACCTTCAACGCGGAGGCGACACCCGGCAGACTGGCAACCCACCGCTCAGCCGCGCGGAGGTTGTTCGTTACATTGCCCTCCAGCACGCGCAACGATCCGGAGACGGCCTGAACGCCCGTTACCGAACCATGAGCCTCTTTGCCGAACTGCCGAATTTTCGCGCTCGCGGTCTCCATGTCCACCACGAACTTTTGAGTTCCGGCGGTGATGTCGATAACGATTTGTCCGGCTTTAGCTGGCACGTTTGCTCCTATGGGTGCGCGCCGCGGTCATAGAGAACCAGACGGACTCTGCAACTAACCCGGCCACCAGCACGCACACGGCGGGCCTCCATCCGAAAATGCACAACAGAACAGCCGTCATAACCCATACCGCCATAAGACTCCGTTTTTCCTTGTCAAAAATGAAAAGGGACCGCGCGGTGTTCCGCAACGGTCCCGTGTGACGGCGCGATTTCGAGCGCCGATGGCGATCAGCCGGAGGCGGCGCGACTTAGGAGACGCGCTTTATCAAGCCGAGGTTTTCCGCCAGACCTAAAGGGGAAAGCGGGTGCCGAACACTGGGGTTATCCGGCGTCCATTCTCCGGTTTGGCGCTCCAGAGGCGTAGCGTTACGGAATTTGACCGGCTCCGTGATACCGCAATCCCCCATCCGCTTTCGCCGCTCGGCTTCGTGGCGCTCGCACTCTTTTCGGAAGTGATCCTCCTGATGCCTCTTGCTGATCGTCACCGGGTCACTTTCGGCGACCAAGTCCCGTGCGAAATCGTAGACACGGCCCACGAATAAATCGCGCCGCGATGATGCCCCCGGCAACGAAAGCCACGCCGCGTCAAACACCGGACGAAGGCCGGCGTACCGTAAAACAGTGTCATGACCGGCGCATAATTCATCCGTGCGGAATTCCCGCTCCGCCGATTGAAAGGCGTCCCTCGCCTGAAGGTTCAGATCGGCGAGCGTGTTTGCCGCGTCAATAAGTCGCGCGCATAAGTCCCGGTAATGCCCCCGTACTTCCTGCTGCCGCTCCAGGCGCGACACGTGATACAGCGGGACAATCTCAATCTCGGTGCGTCGAATAACGGCAGTCAGGGCCTCCGTTTCGAGCGTAAGCCTGTCAACTTCGCCTTGCGCCTTAGCTCTCTGCGCCTCCAGCTTCTTGCAGAGCGTTTCCATTTCCTTCTCAGCATGGGATTCGGGGTTCAGCGCATGTTCAATGTACGCCTCGCCAATCTCGCGAATACACTTTGCGACTTCCTCACGCGACTTCACGGTAGATGCAACCTTGGCCGCATGGCGGGAGCGCAACTCCTGTAGACGTTTTACTTCAAGTTCGAGGTCCATAACGTACCCTTCTTTCTTTTCATTCATTCGGGATTTCCGGTTTCACAAAGTCAACAACTGCAAATCCGCCACCGGACCGCGGATCGCGGCATCGCCTACCGGCCGATGAGAGCCAGTGGGATATTTTGCGCCTGAACGGTGAGCTTGTCTGCCTCGGGATCGGAGACTGGCGGGAAGTTCATCTTCACGCGGGCTTCGTTTCGGGTTGTAATTCCCGCGCCGCACAGGCCGCTATAGCTCTGCGCCTGTGACAGAAGGTCTCCGCGGTACAGGTCCGTCAGATCGTGAGAACACGTCAACGCATCCTGTGAGCTGAGAACCGTCACGTTTACCTTTTGCTCGATGCGCGTACACCACGGCCGGATGACGTGTTTCACGAAGCGGATATCCGCTTGCTCGGCGCTCGCGTAAGTCTCCGGCTTGCTCAGGGTATCGTTCAGCATCCCGAGCGGGATATTGAACAGGCGCGCCATTTCGGCCAACTGGAAACTGCGGCCTTCCAGGAACTGCGCATCTTTCGGAGGAATACCGAATGTCTTAACGTCAAGGCCGCCCTGGAGAACAGCCACATCGCCGGAGTTCTGAAGTCCGGCGTATGCCTGTTTCCATTTCCTTTTCAAGTCCTCGGGATCTTTGACGGAGCCAGTGGAAACGAGCGCCACTTTCTGTGATCCGCCTCCGGCAACGAACCGGCCGCCCTGTTCCTCATAGGCTTGCCCGAGCGCCACAGCGTTCCGGCACATGGTAATAGGTGAGTATCCAACGATGCCGTCCCAACCGAGTCCGGGAACGTGAAGCACCTGATACGGCTCGAAGACGCCGGCCGGGATCGGCGCGGAGAACGGATAGAGCGGCGTGTACCGGTATTCGAGCTTCAGGGTTCGCGGGTTGCGGAGGACGATCACCCAATCGGGACGCATCGGCCAGATGGCTTTGAGGCGTCCGCGTCCGTCCCACTCCAGGTAGTTGTACCAGTTGCCCCAGAGCGCCAATGACGCCATGCCGAACTCGCGCCACTGCATCGAAGTCATTTCATCGTTCGGTTGCTCGCGGAGCATCCGGTAACGATAGTCGCCGGTTGCCAACTCGCGAATCAGGCCGTCCGGCGAAAGGTTGCGGTAGGTCAGGAGCGGAAGCGAGCCGACAGCTTCCGACAGGATCTTGACGCACGCCCAAACGGCAACATAATTCATAGCCGTGTTGGGATTAACCATCCGGCCGGTGTACGTCGGAGATCCGAACGTCAGGGACTCGAACGCCGCAGTGCCGGGGAGCGCCGATGAGATCGACTCCGAACGCTGCTCTGTTAACCGTGGCGGCGCGGCGAGCATATCAAAGCCGCCGCGCTCCATAACTCCAATCGCTAAGGTTTCGATCAAGATTTCCTCTTTTTCCTTTTCGTCGCCGGGGAACCCGGAGGCGCTACCGCGTTACGACCAGGTATCGGCCGTCAGGGCGGACCAGCCATCCGCAGCACGAAACACGGGCGTCCACCGAAACCCAGTGTTTGCGCAGTGACGCGCAGCACACCACCGCAAGGTGTATAACGTGGTAACTACTTTCAAAACTTGGTCACTCATGCGCTTGAGGGTAGCCATGGTCTCGCGGGACCGATGCGAGAGATTTTACCCACCCCCACCCGGTATCGATAACCTACAGCCATCTCAATACAGAACATATTCCGCCAAGGCGATGCTGTTACTGCCGTCATGGCTCCGTACTTCGATTGAATCCGTCACACCGCCGGACGGGTAGGCACTGTTGCGAAACATCTTCGCGACGCCCGCGCCGGTTTTCATGTTCATCCCGCTTGCGCCCACACAGACCGAACCGCGTTGCCCGTGTAGCGGCGAGATCCGCAACACCGCCGCCATGGCAGTAGCGTCCGTCGTCAAAGCCACGGGCGTTCCCGGTACAGCAACAACCACCGAACCACACAACCTACCGATTTTCATGAATCTCCTTTGGACGCCAGACACTCCGGCTGAACGAACTACACCTGTACAGAGAAAGACTTTAAATACTATCTTCTATTCATCTTCCGCGTCGGTTAGGTTTTAGGTTTGCGTTTTATGAGACCGGGCCGGTTTACCGTCCGTAATAACCACTCGGTTTATTGACGCTCAAGTACCAATGGAATCAATAATCGATTACCGGAAGGTCCGGTCGGAGATCCGGTCTGGAGGCATAAGTTCAGCGAAAAAACGCTGCCGATTCACCCACGATTCGACCGCAAATCTACGCCCGTAAATCGCCTTTCAATGGTGTTTTTCGGATACTCCATAACCGGGCTTGAATAACTCAAAACCGATTCACGAAGTCTGAACAGCGCTACAAGGCGGGTGTTCGGTTGACGCCACCCAATAGATGTTTTTTTGCGGCATAAAGCGCACGCCATACGGTTGCCTGCGAAACGCCAAGCGCCTCCGACACACCCGCCAGTGACAATCCTTCCTGGTAACGAAGTGTCACAGCTCGATACTGGAGCTGCGAAAGAGACGCCATCGCCATAGACATGAGGCTCAGGGAAGCATCCACATGCCGCCTCGTTACCTCCGCTGGCATCTCATCGCCGATCTTCTTCGCGCGCACCATTCGCCGCCGCTCATCCACTACAGCCGCCCGAATGACCCGGTAGGAGAATGCCGGAAAATTCTCGATACTGGCGGATCTGGCGGCCTCTTCAGCCAAAGTAGGCTGGCCTTCTGACCGTCTGCCCTTCATCATTCACCACCCGACGTTTCGGCGTTAGTCTCCAGGGGTTCAGGCATTGCTTTTCGGCGAAACCTGTTCGGCCGTTCTGCCGGACTTCGCGAACTCGACGACAGAGTCTTCGTTGTAGCGCTTTCGTGTGCCGACATAAATCACAGGCAATCCCTTGGCAATCTTGCGAGCTGTCGGCTGAGAGACACCCAGTCTGAGAGCCACATCGGTAAGAGTGAGTAGCATTTTCGTTTTCTCCCTTCACTTGTATATTCGTTTGAGGTTCGCGTTTTACGCAGTCAGGTTGCGAAATATTTCTCCTCACTCATGTATTCGTTTGAGGTTTCCGATTTAGTAATTCGCGCAGATGTTTATTTGCGGATTCCAGAATGTTCGAAACCGTTTTCTGGGAAACGCCCAACTCCACGGCAACCTCGGACTGTGAAGCCTTGCCCCAGTAGTGCAGCACAATGGCCCGATACTCGCGCGGCGGTAGCGCTGACTGTCGCCTCGAACAGATTGTTGTCAACTCCATGCGCGCCCTGAAGATCCACTTCAACCGGCATCTCCCCGCGATTCTTGTTACTGCGCATCATGCGCCGCCGCTCATCCAGCGCCGCCCCCCACGGACAGCCTGGTACGCGAACGCCGCGAAATTGCTCTCTCCGCTCGAAGCCGCCGCCGGCTTTCACCAGCGCCAACTGGCTGGCGCTTTTCAGGTCCGATACGTCGATGTACGACTGACACCCCGCGCATCACCCGGCGTACAACGCGGCCGACAATCGCCAGATTGTCCGTGATGAGCGATTCTTGCGTGGCAGTCATCTACTGGGTCTCCGGCAAAGTGCGCGCACCTCGGGCGCAAGCGTAGACAGCGGAACTTTTGGATTCAGTGCCTCAACGCCCCGGGGAGAGCGTTGAGGAGCCGTGCTCGTACAATCTGACTCTAACCGCGAACGAAGCCGGAGGCGGGATATTTGTACAAACCGCTGCACAAACCGGCCATACGGGACGCGCGTGGTTGTTGAGTTCGGGACGGGAATCCGCCGCTCTCGCGAGTTTACGGACGGTACTTAGGCCGGGAGAATCGCGGACGGAGAGCGCTCCGAATTAGCGCTATCGCCTCATCGGTGTACTTCAGGCGGCGTCTACAGGCTTCGCAGATCAGCAGGTGTTCTTCGAGCGGTTGGCAGTAGCGTTCCCTTAGCCGTCCGAGGCTGTAGAGTTCGAGGCGATCTTCGGGGATGTGATGCGGCATCGGTTCTGGACTCCGCCAGAAGTTCCCGGTTCAGCGCCAACGCGCTGGCCGGGAGTTCCCTGTTTCCTATTTGCCTATGTACCTTGCGAATACGTCGGTTACCCTGGCCGTCACCATATTGAGCCTGTTTTCGTCGTCGGGTTCGGGACCGGTCATGAATGGCGTAACTCCTGCCTGAACCAGTTTTTCGACCGATTTGCTATCGATGCTTGACCCGTCCGCGCTGTAGAAGTCGGCGCGAATGGTCACCTGAACCTCGCGGTTGCATGAGTTCTCGATTACACCCGACAGGCCGACCCGAGCGTAAGGATTGAAGCGCGCCGGACGCGCAAAGACGATGCTTCGCACGGCGACGCAACCACGAATGATGTCCGCCTGAATCGGCGGCGGTGGATCTTTCTTCTTGCCGGCTTCGCAAAGCGAACAGGCGACCACGGTTATAAAAACCAAACTGCGAAACGTTTTCATGACCTACCCTTCAGCGAATCACAAGCCGATCCCGGTTCGACGGCAAGCGAAAGCAGGGTTCGCGCATCGCCGCATTTCCCCAGATCACATACAGTGGCGAGCGCGGGCGAAATTCTCACAAAATCTTCACCGCCCGCACGTGGACACCACATAGCGCGCGTTTTCTTTCGCCGTACTCCAAGATGTACTTCGGAACGTTTATGCATGAGCCGCCACGCAAAGGCGCGCAACATGCGCCGCTCAATGGCGTGGGGTTCATTTCCGCTTTAGTGATCGAATCGGATTATTCCGGATGGCCTATACAGATTTGCCAAGGTTCTCCCCTGTAGCTGACAACTCAGATGCGCGGGCCGAACTCTGCCGGAGTCGAAAGTCCCGCTCGAACGCGGCATCCAATCCCGATCCGCCATAGCCCAAGACGATCCCGCGACGACGGCGCGCCCGCTTGATCCGCCTTTCTTCCGCATATTCGAGCGTGATGGCGAAAGCGAATTCCTCGCGGCCTGTTCTCTCGATTCGGAACGGTCCAGCCCGATACGGCCGCTTCAGCGCCTTCCATATCAGCCGGTGTAGTTCAGCCCTGCGTTCACCGCCGTATGGCCGGTGATCCCGATTCATATAACCGTGCATCTCCGAGAACCAGGCAATCGCGTGCAAGAACGTGCCTCGCGTCTCCGGTCCGAAGTGACACGTCTTCAGTGGAAGCGAACCGGACAGCAACCGCCAGTCGCGCGGGCGCATCTCGGCAACCGTCAGGCACGGCCTGATTGCTCTCCCCGCCGCGCCTGACAGTCTTTCCGCCCCACTCACAGGCGCTTACCCTTCCCTGAGTGCGTGACATCCCCCAGTTTCCCTTGCCGCTCTAACTCAGCTATCACGGCGCGCGCGGCCTCGATTACCTTGCGCTTCGTAGCTGGTTTCAGGTCTGAGCGCCTCCTGAATCCAGCCAATTTCGCGAGAACGATTTGCTCCACAGCGGCCCCGCTTAAGACAATCTCCAGGTCCCACGTTTCACCAGACTTTTCCATTTCGAGCTGGCGACGCCGATCTAATTCAGCTTCAGAGAGTTCCTTCTTTTTCGTCATCTGTTTAGTCTCCTTATTACGTCCTGTTTGCTATCGGTGAGCCACCAGCGCGGCCGTTACTGCCATCCCGTAATCCGCGCGGCTACCCGGGTTTTTGCCGCTTTCTGTTTGCTCACAACATCATAGTATATTTGTTTACGGTAACAAGTCAACAAGTAATTTACTTGTGAGATTTCTTGCTGAAAGAAGGTATCCTTGATTCATGAAGCCGAAGACTCCGAAGATGGGACGGCCGCCTGCCGGAACGACGCTCGATGGAAAGCCAGAAAAGACCAGTGAGTACCCGAAACTTACGGTCTCGATCCGGCCATCCACCAAAGCCAGACTCGATGCCGCAACCGCCATTGAAAGGAAGCCCGCATGGAGGATCGTAGAGGAGGGAATAACGCTCTACGTTGGCAAAATGCCGGCGGAGGATCGCCGGATGGTCGAGACTATCGCCAAACGGACAGAGGGTAAACGAGAGGATTGACGGAGCGCCCAATTCGGGCGATAACCTGGCTCGGCGCGCGAGCGTCGAAATAACAGCCGAACCCGTTCATATCCGGTTGACGGCGAAGAAAGTTCTTGACGTGGCTAATCGTTGTATCGTACGATACAAACATGAACGAAGCGATCACCCAAGCCGAGTACCGAGCCTTCCAGAGAGCCTATGACTTCTTCAACGCGGAGTTATTCGGAGGCTCCCTGCCGGATGTCCTGGTGACGCTTCAGCGCCACGCCAAAGCCAAAGGGTATTTCGCCCCGGAGCGCTTCATCGGGCGAATCGAGAATTCGGCCGTACACGAACTCGCGCTGAACCCCGATTGCTTTATCGGCCGGACCGATCAACTGATCCTCTCCACACTGGCTCACGAAATGGCGCACGTCTGGCAGCAAGCCCACGGAACCCCGCCGCGGCGTTCGTACCATGATCGGGAGTGGGCCGCCAAAATGAAAGAGATCGGCCTACAGCCATCCACGACAGGTGAACCCGGCGGAAAGGAAACCGGCCAGTCCGTCACTCACTTCATCGTCGCCGGAGGAGCGTACGCCAAGGCTTACGCCAAACTGAACGCCGGCGGGTTTCAGCTTCACTGGGAATCGGCTCCGGAGAAAACAGGAGAAGCTGCCACCTCCAAAGCAAAGAAGGCCAGCAAGACTAAGTTCACCTGTCCAGAGTGCGGACAGAACGCGTGGGGAAAACCCGGCGCCGCTCTGCTCTGCGGGGAGTGTTACGAGGACGGCGAAGGCGACATTCACGCCATGCTGGCGGATGATACCGGGGAAGCTGAAGCCGCTTGATCGACGGAAAGCCAACCTCAGCGCCGCGAGGCTAATCCGAGAGTACGACCAGATTCACTCTGCGACCTGTAAAACGGCACTCGCTACATTTGACCGGCACGTAACCCAGTTCAGAAACGCCGGCTGACTGATCCAGCAATCGGCCTACGCCGCACGAAGGGCACGGCAAGCCCGTACGCCTCGGGAACCTCTCCATTCCGTCATGTCCGGGATATCCGTCTTTCCGAAACCCGAGACGTTCGAGCGTTGCGTCCCAATGTTCATCTGGCATGTCGGAACAGTTTTGCCATTGGAAACCGTCATCGGTTCTGAGTCCGTGGTCTGTCAGGCAATTACGCGCCGTGGCTTCGGCGTCGCGCTGGGCGGACGCTGGACCATTGCCTATTGATGTCCACGTGCTCCACATGCCACGGAACAGACAGGACCCGCCCCACAAGTCCGGCCCGATCTGCTCCACGCGAAGCTGGCAATCGTGGTAATGGCTCAAGAACTTGGGCGACGGCGTTCCGGCGACGATGCTCATTCGGCAATTCTACCAACCAGCGGGATGTAGAGGTTCAGTTTTTGTGCTAGATTTTGTGCTGGACTCCAGCGGAACAGGCAGGAAACTACAGGAATAGGATGCCTGTAAACTGTTGATTTATTTAGGTGTGATTCTGTGGAGAGACAGCTTGAACGGATTAAGAGTCAGTTGCTCTGCCAATTGAGCTACGCGCCCGTTCGCTGACCTTTTCGATCATAGCATCCGCCCCGCATGATACGCTGATCTTTCAGCGGCATGTTTCGAAGCCAGCAGCGTAAAAGAAAGATTCTGTTCGGCTTATCCGACGTCGTGCTCACCGCGGCGGCCTTCGAACTGGCCTATGGCGTTCGCCGCCTGCTTCCTCTCTCGAACGAATTCTACCTGCTTCCCGAGGTCAAGAATCTGCTGCTTTGCTTCAGCGTCCTCACCTGGGTGGCATCCGGGTACTGGCTGAACGTCTACATCCGGCTGGATGCGCCACGTATCCGGGCTATTCTGCGCGATTCTGCTCGACAGGTGGGTTACAGCGCACTGGCGCTGGTCGTATTCATCGTTTTCGCGCTCCAGATTAAGATCAGTCGACCGTTCCTCGCCACGTTTATCTTCGTCAGCTGGTTCTTCATCGCCGGATTTCGCATCGCTTCGCGCAACCTGATCCCCGCGCTGAGCCGCGAATTCGGCCTCAAACGCTACATCCTGATCGTCGGCCTCGGGAAACGCGCCGAACGGCTCGGCCGAACGCTCGAAGAGTATCACGAGGACGGCATCCGGATCGTCGGTTTTCTCGCTTCGCCAAGCGACTGCGCCGCGGCAGAGTCGGTCCGGCTGACCCGCGAGTATCCGATTCTGCCGCTCGAAAATCTGCGCGCGCTGATGGCGAAGCACGTGATCGATGAGATTCATTTCGCCGTCGAGTCCGATCAACTGCCATCGCTCGAAGAAGTGTTTCTGTGGTGCGACGAAGAAGGCGTCTGCACCCGGCTTGCGGTAGATTTCTTTCCTCACGTAAACAGCGAACTGGCGTTGGAGCGGCTCGGAAATACCCCCTTCCTCACCTTCACAGCCGCCCCTGACGACGAGGTCCTCCTGCTGGTGAAGCGCAGCCTCGATATTGCGCTCTCCGCCGCGGCTGCAGTCCTGCTGAGCCCGCTTCTGGTTCTGACAGCGCTCACGATCCGCCTCACGTCACCCGGCCCGGTAATCTTCCGCCAGACGCGCTGCGGACTGAACGGGCGCACCTTCACGTGTTATAAATTCCGCTCGATGGTAGCCGATGCGGAGGAGCGTCTGGGCGAGGTAGCGCATCTGAACGCTAAGGAGATCGTCACCAAAATCCCTAACGATCCCCGGCTTACCAGAGTTGGGAAATGGCTTCGGAAGTTTTCAATCGACGAACTTCCGCAGCTGTTCAATGTGCTCAGGGGAGACATGTCTCTGGTGGGTCCGCGGCCCGCCATCCCCAGCGAAGTGGCGCAGTACAAGCGCTGGCAGCGGCGGCGGCTGCGCATGCGCCCGGGGCTCACCTGCCTGTGGGCGGTGCGGGGGCGCGACAAGGTGGACTTTGAATCGTGGATGCGACTGGATCTCCAGTACATCGACAACTGGTCGCTGAGCCTCGACGCGCGGATTATTCTGATGACGATTCCGCAGGTTCTTTCCGGACGCGCCAGCTGACGCGAGGGAACGCCAGGGAATGCAACCAGGGAATGTATTCTTGAATGCGAGGGGTTCATGAACTTATTGCCATCGCAGGACGATGTGATCCGCATCCTGAGGGAAACCGGCGCCTTGCGCGACGGGCATTTCGAATACCCGAACGGCCTGCATTCGAACGAGTATCTGCAGGTGCCGCTGGCGATGAGCCATTATCAGCACGCGAAGTCGCTGAGTGTGGGGCTGAGCCGTCTGCTCCGCGCTAACTCAGAAATTCGTCCGATCATTCCGCAGCTTTCCATTGTGGCTCCGGCCACCGGCGGATTACCCGTTGCCTACGGAATCTGCGAAGCGCTGCAGGCGAATAAGGTGTACTGGGCAGAGCGCGGGGACGGGCGAGCGGACTACCGATTTCGTCCGTTCATCCAGCCCCAACCGGGCGAGCCGGTCATGCTTGTCGACGACGTGCTGCGCACCGGGGTCAATCTTTCCGATCTGAGGAAAACTCTGGAGGACTTTGGGGCGGTCGTGATCGGGTTAGCCGTGGTTGTGCACCAGCCTACCCCGCAAACGAAGGATTTCGGGAGTCTGCCACTATACTCCCTGGCCAGGCTCCAGGCAAGATTTTACGCCGATGCCGAAAGCTGCTCGATGTGCGCTAACGCACAGCCGCTTTCAAAAGTATGGATATAACCTTACTTTGATCGGGATGAGAAGCTTCTAATCTGATGAAAACATTCCTCGCTGGCAGCACTCGCCCGGCTCTGCTGAAATCGGGTGCACATTGTTACATCCGCATTGCAACTCGAAGGATTGGGCGCGGGAAGGACCTGTTTCCCACAGATTTTTCCACAACTAAGGTTGAAATCCCGAAGGGGTGCGCGTGAAACTCACAGGCCTGGACTGGGCGATCATTGCCGGCTACTTCCTGTTCAACATTCTGATCGGGTTTTACTACAAGAGCCGGGCGGGCGCGAACCTCAGCGAGTTCTTTCTTTCCGGTCGCAACGTGCCGTGGTGGCTGGCCGGAACGTCGATGGTTGCGACGACGTTCGCCGCCGACACGCCGCTGGTGGTCACAGGTCTGGTGGCGAAGAATGGGATTGCCGGTAACTGGCTGTGGTGGAACATGGTCGCAAGCGGCATGCTGACGGTCTTCCTGTTCGCGAGGCTCTGGCGCAGAT